CTGCTAATAATATGAATACAGCAAGAGCTAGATTAAGTGGAGATGGAACTTCTACATCAGCGGTAGTATTTGGTGGGTATCTTGGACCAAGTGGTTCTACTAATAAAGCTGAAACAGAATCTTGGAATGGAACAAGTTGGTCTGAAGTAAATGATTTAAACCTTGCAAGAGGTCAATTATCAGGAGCAGGAGCAAGTAATACTTCTTCATTAGCTTTTGGAGGAACAGTCGCTCCTCCTTTTAATGATGTTAAAACTGAAACTGAAGTTTGGAATGGAACTAATTGGACTGAAGTTAATGATATGAATACAGCTAGAAGAAGAGGTGGTGGATTTGGAATTGCTACAGCAGCTATTAATGCAGCTGGATCAAATAGTAGTGGTAGTGATATTGCTATTGCTGAATATTATAATGGAACAAATTGGACAGAGGTTAACGATTTAAATACTGCAAGAGTAACAGATGGAAGTGGTGCTGGAGAATATACTGCGGGATTAATTGCAGGAGGAAGCGCTTCTCCATACGCACAAACAGAATCTTGGAATGGAACTAACTGGACTGAAGTTAACGATTTAAACACTGGTAGACGTGCTCTTGCTGGTATAGGAACTCAAACTTCTGCTTTAGCAGCAGGAGGAAATCCATTAAGATCAATAGTAGAAGAATGGAATGGAACTAACTGGACAGAAGTTGCAGATTTAAATACAGGAACTGAAGCTGCTGGAGACGGTGGAACAACTTCTTCAGCTATAGTCGCTGGTGGTGGTCAAGCAGCGCCTAATACAGCAGCAACAGAAGAATGGACAGGTGCGGGTGTAGCTGTTGGTGGTTGGGCTACAGGTGGTAATTTAAACGATTCAAGAAATGGAGTTGCAGGAGCAGGAAGCAGTCCTTCAGCTGCCTTAGCTTTTGGTGGAAGTTCTCCGCCTTATACTGGTAATACAGAACTTTATAACGGTAGCAGTTGGACAGAAGTGAATAATTTAAATACAGCCAGAGAAACTTTAGCTGGAATGGGAACATCAACAGCTGCTTTAGGTGCTGGTGGTGCATCTCCTGTTAAAGATAATACTGAAGTTTGGAATGGAACTAATTGGACTGAAGTTAATAACTTAAACACAGGAAGATATGTATTAGCAGGAGCTGGAACTACAACAGCTGGTTTAGTGTATGCAGGATATGCACCAGGTGGATCTGTAGATTCAACAGAATCTTGGAATGGAACTAACTGGACTGAAGTTAACGATTTAACTAGACCTGAAGGATCTGTTGGAGCAGGTGGTGGTACAGCAACTTCTGCATTATACATGGGTGGAGAAACAGACCCTGGTGCAGTACCAACTGATTGTGAATCATGGAATGGAACAAACTGGACAGAAGTAAACAATATAAATACTGGAAGAAAAGGTTTATCAGGGACTGGACCAAGTAATACAGCATCTTTAATTTCTGGTGGAAGAAACCCACCAACAGTTTATGCAAATACAGAATCTTGGAATGGAGTTAGTTGGGCTGAACAAAATGATTTAAACACTGCAAGATATGCTGTGGGAGGATCTGGTAATTCTAATACAGCAGCTTTAACTTTTGGTGGATTAGATCCTTCAAGATCAGCAGCAACAGAAGAATGGTCTATACCTTCATCAACAACTAAAACAATAAGCACAGATTAATTATGACAACATATAAAGTATTAAAAGGAACAAATATTCAAGCGGTATCATCTGATCCGTCTAATCCTATTGAAGGACAGGTTTGGTATAATACAACTGATAATGTTACAAAAGGTCGAGCGATTACAACTGCAGGAGCTTGGTCTACAGCAAATACTATGAATACTGCCAGAACTACTTTAGCAGGTTCTAATGCTGGAAGTTACACAGCTGCATTAGGTTTTGGTGGTAATGCTCCTGGTGGTTATACAGCTGTAACAGAAAATTATAATGGAACTAACTGGACTGAAGTTAATGATTTAAATACAGCTAGAGCATACCAGGTTGGCACTGGAACTTCTACGGCGGCTCTGTGTGTGGCAGGTTATCGTAATCCTCCAGCAGGTAACGTGCAACTTGTTGAACTATGGAATGGAACTAACTGGACAGAAACAACTGATATAAACGGAACGCAAGGACAATCTTCTGGAGGTACTGGATCATCTACTGCAGCACTAAATTATGGTGGATTTGATTATTCTGTACCAGGTGTTTCTGCCAAAACAGAACAATGGAATGGATCAAACTGGACTGAAGTCAATGATTTAAATGCTGGAAAATATTTGCTAGGAGGAAATGGTACTTCTTACACTAGTTGTTTAGCAGTAGGTGGAGATGCCGCTCCAGCAGTTCGAGCTACTGTAGAAGAATGGAATGGCACAAATTGGACTGAAATAAACGATTTAGGTACTGCAAGAAGCGGAGTTATATGTGTAGGAAATAATACAGAGGCTATGCTTGCTGTTGGTGGTGTTTTACACCCACCTTCAAAAACTGGTAAGACAGAGGAGTGGAATGGAACTAATTGGACTGAAGTAGCAGATTTAAATACGGCAAGATCTAATACGGCTGGATCAGGTTCGAGCACTGCAGGATTGCTTTTTGGTGGAAACGAGCCTGCTAAATCAAACAAAACAGAAGAGTGGAATGCTGCAGGTGCGGGTCAAACAAGAACATTTACTGACTCGTAAGACTTGTAATATATTTTAAATAATATATATTACACTTAACTATAAAGGATAAAGATATGAAAAAAGATGTTAAAGAAGTAATACAAGGTGAAGAACCACATTTAAATAATTTATTAACACAAGAAGATTTGTCATCGTTTAAAGGTATG